TGTATAGATCGTCCTAAGCTCCTAAGACCTGTCTGTGTCAAAAACAACAAGTCTGTTCCTATGTTCTGTACACTCTTTCTGTCTACACAGCCAACACCGGGAATGGTGTCCTGTATAGCCATATTTGCTGGACTCTCTGCACCACCGTACACCAGCGTATTGTTTTCACCAAACACCACGAGAAACCCGTTGTGTGCCGCTATAGCTACAACTTTGTCAAACCCGTTAGGCCACGCCTTAGACACATCAATAGATCCGCTAGATCCACCAGAAAAATCGTGTCCTATTAACAAGTCAGACCAATAGATCGTGTTGTCGTTAGTAGCGTTACCTACACACCACACTCGTCCGTAAGCACCTATAGCTTCGTTGGCGTACTGTGCAGAAGTTACAGACGCACCAGCAACACTGGACATCTTAGTAACTGCACCTAGACTGTTGCTGTACACAAGAGGCTCGTAGCCACGTTGGAAGAAGTAAGCGTGATCGTTAAAGTTAAATATCTTCCAATCGTTAGCTGTAATTGTGTACGACCCCGGCGTAGCGTCAACCAGTGTAGTCGTACCTGTCATAATCTTGTTGTTACCAGTACTAAAGATTACTTCGTTACCAGCACCGTCGTAAAACTCGTGGATGTTAGAGAGGTAATCAGTACCCAGCACAGTTTTGTCTGTAGTTACAACAGCGTTACCCTTACGTGAAGCCAATCGTCCTCGTCTGTCAATAATAGCGTTGTCTGCAATCTCCGCAAAAGACGTATCCTGTGCAAGCGGAGAATCCTCTGTGTTGATCCCTTTAAACGCAGGAGCAACTAAGTTAATGCTTTGTAGTGGCTGGGCCATCTAGCGTCTCCTACGGTGTAAACCAAATAGTTTCTTCAGGGTGCTTCTGGGCGTCCAGAGCAATAGCGTCAGACAGGTACTTGTCAGCAATAGCAAAGTACTCTGATGTTGACGTACCGCCTGTCTCCCCACGTTCACGAGCTAACAGCGATACCGCCATGTGAATCACAGGCTGACTAGGAATAGCCAACGTGTCAGAGTCAGAACTCAAGGCTACGTTTCTGATGACGCTCTTGACCTTCAAAGAGTAAACACCGTCAGGCTTAGGGTACACATCAATCTGGGCGTCACCAGAGCCATCTATGCCACTAAACGTGTAGTACTGTGGTGCACCAGAGGCAGGAGTGTTTACAAAGAACTTATCGTCAAACCATTCTTGAGGTCTGTACTCCATCACAATGTTAGATGTATCGTTAATAATGTTCAGGATTTTCCCTTGGTCTTGGTATCCCGTTAGCGAGTACGTGTAGTCATCAGCCGCCGTGGTGATCGTAAGAGTAGACCTAAGATTAGACCAATCCCAAGCGTTTTCCACGATTTGTTTAGCGTCGTTAATAAAGTCACCAACCATAGCACTGTACGTGTTCGCACTTACGGTTGTTACTGTGTCTTCTCGTAAACGTCTAAGGACGTTGTTTACTAAGTCTAAGTACGTCATCCCATGTTTCCTGTAAACATACCTTGTGAAAGGCGAGCTATCATTTCGTTAAGTTCTCTGTCGTAATCTTTTTGGGGCAACGGTGTATCAATTATTTGTGGAGTTTGGTACGAAAGCCCTGTCATAAAAGGAGTAAACCCAAGGGGAGAAGGACCTGTTAACATACCCGTTCCAATGTCTTCGCCTTCACCTTCTCCGTCACCATCGCCATCTCCAGTACCGTCTCCGTCACCGCTACCATCTCCAGTGCCTGTGCCCGTTCCAGTACCATCGCCACTTCCAGTACCATCGCCACTTCCAGTACCATCGCCACTTCCAGTACCATCGCCACTTCCAGTACCTTCGCCACTTCCAGTACCTTCGCCACTTCCAGTACCTTCGCCACTTCCAGTACCTTCGCCACTTCCAGTACCATCGCCACCTCCAGTGCCTTCGCCACCTCCAGTGCCTTCGCCAGTAGTTCCAGTAGTACCTGTAGTTCCTGTGGTTCCTGTAGTACCTGTAGTTCCAGTAGTACCTGTAGTTCCTGTGGTTCCTGTAGTACCTGTAGTTCCAGTAGTACCTGTAGTTCCAGTAGTACCTGTAGTTCCAGTGGTTCCTGTAGTACCTGTAGTTCCAGTAGTACCTGTAGTTCCAGTAGTTCCAGTAGTTCCAGTGGTTCCTGTAGTACCTGTAGTTCCTGTGGTTCCTGTAGTACCTGTAGTTCCAGTGGTTCCTGTAGTACCAGTAGTTCCTGTAGTTCCAGTAGTACCTGTGGTTCCTGTAGTACCAGTAGTTCCTGTAGTTCCAGTAGTTCCAGTGGTTCCTGTAGTACCTGTAGTTCCAGTGGTTCCTGTAGTACCAGTAGTTCCTGTAGTTCCAGTAGTACCTGTGGTTCCTGTAGTTCCTGTGGTTCCTGTAGTACCTGTGGTTCCTGTGGTTCCTGTAGTTCCTGTAGTACCAGTAGTTCCTGTAGTTCCAGTAGTACCTGTGGTTCCTGTAGTTCCTGTGGTTCCTGTAGTACCTGTGGTTCCTGTGGTTCCTGTAGTTCCTGTAGTACCAGTAGTACCAGTAGTACCAGTAGTTCCAGTGGTTCCAGTAGTTCCAGTAGTACCTGTAGTACCAGTAGCGCCTGTATCTACTCCTGTAGCTCCAGTACCAGCAAGATCTTGAGCGCCTGTAAGAAGATTTGTAACAACGTCATAAGTATCTGTTGCTGTACCACTACCGTTGGAGGTGGATGTTAATGTCTCAGCGTCACTTGTCCCTGTAGTGGTGCCGCTTACTCCAGCGCCTGTATCTACTCCTGTAGCTCCAGTACCAGCAAGATCTAGAGCGCCTGTAAGAAGACCAGTAATTGTTTGGTTGTATTGTGTTGTAGTACCGCCACCGCCTAAGTCTAAAGATACAGCACCGTCAGAATCCACAGCCGTAATGCCAGAGTCTGCCGTATCTCCAAGACCTGCTTGGCCTTCTGTTTCAGCAGCAGCAGCCGCTGTTGATGCAGCCGCTGTTGATGCAGCTGTTGATGCAGCCGCTGTTGATGCAGCTGTTGATGCAGCCGCTGTTGATGCAGCTGTTGATGCAGCTGTTGATGCAGCCGCTGCCGCCGCTGCCGTCGCTGCCGCCGCCGTTGATGCAGCCGCCGCAGATTCCGCGCTCATAGTACCAGAAGCCGCTGCCGCATTAACGGCACTTGTAATCTGCTCCACGGTCGCCTGATTACTTGACACAGCAGAAGCCGCCGCAGATGCGGCATCTGTAGCTGACGCGCTTGACGTAATGTTTTGCACTGCGCTAGTAGAGGCGTCAGAGGATGTAGCTCCACCACCGCCGCTACTCGCGCCACCGCCGCTACCACCGCCACCGCCAGAACTTGTTTCTGTTTGCTTTACTACTTCTTCTGTTTTTGTTTCATCAGTAAGTGACGTAAAGTCTACTTGAACAGCAGAAGAGGCATTAGACCCTGCCTCCAAAGTAAGCCAATCATTAATACCTGAAGGATCTTCTAAAGTAGCTGCTCCAGTAAACGGGTTTACTCCTGTAAAAACGTTACCACCAGTAAGTATTCCTTTATCTGATAAATAACCTTCAATGGCTCCTTCTGTTGCTCCTTCGCTAACAAGACCACCTAACGCTTCAAAATCATCTTCACCAATAAATTTAATTCTAGTACCACCAATTTCGTCACTATCAATAATGTAGTGATTTCCGTTTTCGTCTGTACCTAACGTGTACTTTTGAGATTTATCAACAACAACGCCGTTACCGTAATCAACAAAATTTACTTCTTGAAAGTTTTGAGCGTTTCTTTGTGTTATGTAGTCTAAAACTGCTTTGTTATCAGAAGTAATATCTCCTTCTAAATACAACTCCCCTGTATCTGAATCTACTCTAACGTCAAATCCAGCTTGTTGAAGTTGATCAACTACTTGAGAATCTTTCCAATTATCCATTTGAGAAAGATATTCAGGGTTTGTGTAATCAAAAGCTATTCCACCACTCCTCGGAAGTTCAAAGCTGACATCGCCATACACGTTTGGATTTGCAACAACTTCCTGTAAATCTCCAGACGTTATTTGACCATCACCGTTTGTATCTATGTCGTAACTGTACGAATTACCAGACTCAATATTTATGTAACCAGATCCAGTGTCAACAAACCCGTTGCCTGCATCCTGACCAACAATGCCTTGATCATTAATTACAGTGCCTGTTTCTAAGAGGTAGTTACCGTTGCCTAAATCCTGGCCTACCTTTTTAGCTTCAACAGTTACCTCTTGTAATACGTCAGATTCAGAAGCTCCGAGACTAGCAGTTAGTGTGTTAAAGGCTTCTGTACCGCCTGCTACCAAAGCCGCAAGTCCTGCTTGTCCTAAGTCTACTTCTCCCGTAGTAACAAGCTGGGTAAGCATAGACACGCCACCAGCACGTATTGCTGCTGAAGCAATGTCGTTACCGCCACTTATTAACTCTTCAAATTTATTTAACTGGTTGGTTACTTGACTAAGCACACCGTTAACTTCAGAACTAGCTGCAATAGCCCCTTGTAAAGCAGAGCCTCCGTAGTTCAGTGCAGTAGATAAAAGAGCTTGTTTAAAATCTATTTGTCCAGTTGAAGCAAGTTGTGTTGCTGCGTTGACAATACCAGAAGCTGCTGCTGTGTGTGCTGCTGTTACTGTAGCCGCTCCTGTTGCATTAGCAAGTGCTCCAGCCAGAGGGCCAGCCAAACCAGCAGATAATACTATTGCTGGAAGACCTTTAAAAACTGCTCCTACAACATCAAAACCAAAGGCCTCTTGGGTTAAAACAAACGATGAACCGTTCCATTCATATCTAGCACCGTTGTCTAAGTACTTAACAACAGATTCACCTGTGTACTTCTCGTACAACCTTTCAAATACATCTTTTTGTTCGTTGTACCCTATTTCGCCCTGTCTAGCGCCTTCTTGCATGATGCCTTTTTCTAAAGCCCAATCATCCATGCCGCCTTCACGACCTAAGCCTTCAACATCTACCAGAGCAACCCCTGTGTCCCACCAATCCGCTTTGTAATCACCTGAATCAATAAGGTCTTGACGCTCATCCATGTAAGCCAGATAGTTATCAAAAGTACCAAAAGACTCTCTAATCCTGGCATTGTCTGGTGCGTTGTAAAGGTCTCTTAACTCGTCTAAAGTAACTTTTCTATCGTAGTTGTTCCAGTACAGGTTTTGTGAACCGCCTTCTTCACGCTGATTTACGTAATCGTACAGGCGTTCACCTGTGTCTAACGAATCTGTAGTGACAGTATCATCAACAGTAGTATCATCAGCAGTAGTGTCTTCTAGTATGTCTAGTTCTTGACTTTCTGCGTAATTTTGAGCGTTTGTAGAATTAGCAATGTCCTGCTCTATTTGCTCGCTGGTTTGCCCTGTTGCAAGCCCTGCATCAACACCCTGCGTTTCTAGTTGATTCTGGAGTTCACCTTGACCACTTAATAACCCCGGTGTAATGCTTTTAAGATTTTCAAGCGTTATGGTAGGAAGCGCAGGTTCGTTGTAATATTCTCTAGGCATAGGTCACTTACCGCCCTTCATTTGCATAAGTTTGTCAGCACCACGTATGCCAAAGCTGGCAGTCACGGCTACGTAGAGCAAATACTGGTAGTAATCAGGTAGTTTGTCTAGTTCAACAAAAGCCATACCTACCCTCTGCATAATACTCAAGTCATCCATAGCAACTCCGTAACACACAGCCAACAGGGGCATCGACAAAACTACAGTAAACCACTCGTCTTTCCACGAGGTTGCACTAGCCGCCGCCATCTCCTGTTCCCACGTAGCTGTGTTCTTTATGACTTCCATCTTAGCTACGTGTTTAGCTTGTGACTGCTCGTGCTTGTTGTTAATCCAAGTCTTAGCGAGTCCAGCGATAGGTCCGATCAGTGCTGTCCACATATCTTAGTCTTCCTTAACGAACCGACCTTTTTCGTCACGCTTGCGTTTCTTTTCAAACAAGCCTTGAACTGTGTCTGTTTCCCAGATACGTATTCCTGTCCAGATAATAGTAAACAAAGCGGCAACAGGCGGTAACAGTGACCCAAGTGCCCCTAGCATTGTGCCTACGCTCATTACATCAACTACTTGCTTTGCGGACTCATCCATTACTAAACCCCTTGTATAACGCTCACGGTAGTCCAGATAATCCCAGCAGACACAAGTAGTGCCATAATAATTGCTGATACATCTAGCATTATTCTTTGTCTTCGTCTTTGTTTGTAGATCAGTTTTTCTCGTTTGGCTCTTATGTCCCTACGCATCTGAATCATCTCAGAGTACGTTTCTTGACCATACGCCCACGTAATTAACTCTCTAATCTGCTTCTCTTGTTCTTCTATCTTTTTCTTTGCTATGACAGCGTTTAACGCCTGTTCTTCTACTGACCCACCGTCAAACATCTTTTTAAACAGCGGTGGATTCTCTATCTCTCTTTCTGCTTCCTTGATGTCGCTAACCAGCGTGTACCACTGGCCTAACTTTTTAGCTACGTGTTCAATCTCTGACCCTCTACTGACAAGGGTTTGTACGCCCTTGAACGCAGTAGACGCCATAGCTACTAGAGATACAGGGTCCATTTAGAATGTAATACTTCCAGAGCCTGTAAACTTATAAATATTGTAACTGCCGTCTGTAGAAGTGGTAGGCGAGCCTGTTGTCGCTACGGCTGTATCTAAAGTTCTAATAATTACAACTCCTGAACCTCCAGCACCCCCAACGTAACTTGTGTGAGACTCTGCACCACCTCCACCGCCTCCTAAATTAGCAGTTCCATTTCCACCGTTTGAGTTAGCACCACCAGCACCACCTCCACCAGAGCCTCCAGCGGCTCCGCTAGTTGAGTAAGCACCACCGCCTCCACCTCCAGCGTATGTAATAGAAGAACCTGTTATAGAATTAGCAGTACCGTTTCCTCCTGCCCCAGCCGCAGATGTTGTACCGTCTACTCCAACCGCTCCAGCACCACCTCCGCCGCCACCACCAAAAACGCCACCATTTGCACTACCGCCACCGCCATTATTACCTTCGGAGGGGCTATAGCCTCCAGCATTACCTGAGCCTGCGTCACCAGAACCAGCGCCAGAAGAACTACGACCTGCGCCACCACCTGACCCGCCATCTCTTCCGTTACCAGTGTTAGTGCTCGTGCTATTAGTGACGCTTTCTGAATAGTTAGCGCCGCCGCCTCCGCCAGATGACGTTACTGTAGTAATTCCTGTTCCAGAAATGGACGAATCACTACCATTTGCGCCTGCTTGGCTTGTAGCTGTAGCACTTGCTCCAGAACCTACAGTAATTGTGTAAACATTTCCTTTTATTAACTCAACACCAGAAGCAGTTCTGTATCCGCCAGCACCACCACCAGCCCCGTGATAAGTGCCGCCTCCGCCACCGCCACCGCCAGCAACAACTAAATACTCGATTTCAGCAGGAAGAAGAGGTCCGGGCCACGTTTGATCTTTTGTAAACTGCCTAGCCTCCTGAAGAGTCCAAACACCACTAGCCGCACTAGTCGTTGGCGTTACTTTAGTGCTTGAAATAATGTTGCCTTGATAACGCTTAGACATTCATTTGATCCCAGCTAGTAGTTTCTTCGTTCCATACATAAAAATTTTCATCTACAGGTAAAGGAACGGGCGGATCCCACTGACACGTTGCTTCAACTAACGTCCAGCTTGCATAAGGCTTCGGTGGTATAAAAGCGTCTCGTTCAGGATCGTATGTAAATCCTACCCCTGCAAAATTCTTTCGCATATTATTGTTGTAGCTGGTTTGCTTCCATGTTCCGCCAAGTAACTCATTGCAAAAAGCCACACCTAACGATTCTTGCTCATCACCGTTTTCATCTAAAATTACCGGATTAGCCACAACAATGACGCGCAAAACCTCGTTGTTTTCATTTAATTCTGCAAAATGTGCCATTAGAAAGTGATACTCCCTGATCCTGTAAATGTATAAATATTGTAACTGCCATCCGTAGTTGTAGTTGGCGATCCTGTTGTCGCTACGGCACCGTTTAGTGTTCTAATAATTACAACACCAGAGCCTCCTGCCGCGCCATTTTGATCGCCAGTCTCGAAGCCGCCGCCGCCACCCCCACCGCCGGTGTTTGCTGTGCCTGCGCCGGGACTAACGGTTCCATCGGATCCATCTCCTCCACCGCCAGCGCCTCCTGATCCAGCCGTATGGGTATTATAAGTAGGGCCAATACAGCCGCCACCGCCACCGCCTGCGCGAGTTACAGAGGAACCAGTTATAGATGATGCTGTGCCTGCTCCTCCAGCACCGCCAGTACCACTAGAACCGCCTGTCGCCGCCGCGCCTGTGCCCCCAGCACCACCACCGCCCCCAGCAGGAGAATTAGGGTTTAATCCTTGACCGCCATTATTACCTTCGGAGGGGCTATAGCTTCCTGCATTACCCGTTCCAGCAGAGCTTGTATCGCTACTGCCGCCACCAGAACCTCCACTATTGCCTGCTGTTTGGGTTTGGTATGAACCGCCAGCACCACCGCCAGTTGCTGAAAGTGAATTAAAAGTGCTGGTTCCTCCATTAGAACCTCTGGCAGTTCTGCTACCGCCAGAGCCTCCTGCGCCTACTGTAACGGTATAAGTAGTTCCCTCTACTAGCGTTTGGCTTGTAAATGAGCGATAACCGCCTGCACCACCGCCTCCCGCAATAGTTCCACCACCACCGCCGCCGCCTGCAATAATTAAGTAATCAAAAGAGTGAAATACTGGCGAAGGCCAATCACCCGCATTTTGCATTTGGGTATCTAAAGCCCAAACACCACTAAAAACTTTTGGGTCTTCTTCTAGGCCGTTAAAGCCAATAAACCCGCCTTTATCTTTAGCCACGACTAGCTCCTATTAGCTAATTTCTTCGTAACTTACGATAACTTCTAGGTCGTTAGCGGTTCCTGCCGTAACTGAAATAGACCGGTCTTCTTCAAGGTAAAGCGCTGTGTTTTTGTCGATAACAATCAAAGACGCATCTGCTGGTACTGACACAGTAGACACAAGCGAATACGCTGTACCGCCAATGTCATCTTGAGAGTGGTAATCAACAGTTACGTCGCAGTTATTTGTTCCGTCTACGTTGGAAACCTGAATCATGTTTATCTTAAACACTTTACCGCTAGATGCGGCATTACTAACAAGCTGTGTTGCACTTGTGGTAGATAAAGCAACAGAAGCTGTTTTACCCGTTATTGTAGATACGTTTACGATATTTGGTGCCGCCATAATTTAGCTCCTATCCAAAGACAATAGCCATAGCAATGGCTTTACCTGTTCCAGCTTTTGAATCTAGCTGGGTTTGAATGTTAGATGTTACCCCGTCAACATAATTTAACTCTGCTGTTGTAGCTGTAACCCCGTCTAAAATATTAAGTTCTGCCGCAGTAGAAGTAACACCGTTTAATTTAGAAATATCAATCGCCGCGCTAGCGCTAATGTCCGCATTAACAATCACGCCAGAGCCAATAGCCGCTACGCCTGTATCAGCAATCGTAATGTCACCTGATACTACGTTGTCGATCCACATAGACGTAGCAGTGTCGTAGAACAACAAAGCTCCGTCAGCCGGGGTTGTTACATTAGTATCTGTTAAACCGCTTAATGTAGTTGACCCGCCAACTTGAGAATCAACATACGCCTTAATAGATTGCTGACTTGCCAATGCCGTAGCAGAATCGCTAGTCATATCATCTTCATCTAAAAACGCTGTTACACCGTCTAAAACATTTAACTCGCTTGTTGTAGATGTAACTCCGTCTAAGATATTTAATTCTGCAGTTGTGGCCGTAACCCCATCTAGGATGTTTAATTCAGCCGCTGTAGACGTAATTGCTGTGCCGCCAAGGGTTAGAGCGCCTGATACTGAAAGGCTCGACAAAGTTCCTACAGACGTAATTTGAGTCTGTGCCGCATCAACCGACAAGGTATTTGTCGTAAGGGTTAAACCCGTTCCTGCTGTCAAAGCAGTCTTTGAGACATCAATAGCCGCACTAGCATTAACATCTGCATTAACGATCACGCCAGAGCCAATAGCGGCTACGCCTGTGTCGGCAATAGTTATATCACCGGATACTACGTTATCAATCCACTTAGACGTAGTAGTGTCGTAGAACAACAAAGCTCCGTCAGCCGGAGTTGTTATATTAGTATCTGTAAGCTCTGCGAGTGTGTCAACTAAAGCAATCTGCGAATCAACATAAGCCTTTACAGATTGTTGTGTAGGTATAAGGGTTGCGCTGTTAGAAGACATATTATCTTCGTCAACAAACGCTGTAACTGTAATTGTGCCGTCAGACAAATTATCAAACGTAGCTGTGCCAGTAAAAATAGGACCAGCTAGATCTGCTTTGGTTTCTACAGCGGTTTGTATTGCGTCAAATTCTGTGTCAAACTCTGAGCCACGGATAACCTTGTTAGTGTCACCCGTAGGCAGAGAATCCTTAACAGTAAAATTAGTAGACTTTACGTAATTAGTCATAAGGTTATCCTATTAAACTTTTAGTTAAACACCCTGTCATCAAGACGTTTAAATAAAAGGGGGCCATTGCGACCCCCAGAGAGAGTAGCTTACTCGTCGCAAACAGCGAGGATGAATCCTGCTTCGGGACGGTAAGTTTCAACACCGTACAGCGTGTCAGACGTAAACAGCGTAGACAGGTATTCCTGCTTGTACTGTGTCTGAGAACGTACAGCCAGTTGCTCTGCCATTACCAAAGCATCCTTGTGGAAGAACAAGCAACCACGAGTATCAGCGGTAGAAGCAGTGTTCTGAGCGGCAACTTCGACAACCGGAGCGTTGCTAGACACGTAAATGTCTACACCGTACAGATTACCAATCAGACCTGACTCAACGCCACGGCCTCCAACAAAGTCAGAAGACACGTAACGATCAATACCCATGATTGACTTACGAACAGCAGGAGGAATTACGAGAACTCGTCCGTCCATAGGTACGTCAGCATCGTCCATCAGCTTGATAGCCTCACGGAAGCCAAGGTCAGTGAAGTTGTCACCAGAGGTTACAGTGTCAACAGCGTAAGCCGCAAGGCCAGAAGAGGCATTGAAGTAGTAGCTGTTGCTGTTTACCCAGTTAGCGCCCGTGTTGGCAGGAGAAGCAGTACGAGTACCGTCACCAAAGCCAGTAGCGGCGTTAATCAGGTCAGTGTCAACTTGCAGAGCCAGTTGGTAGCCAGCGTCTTCAGTGTAGAACTGTCGCAGAGAAGACAGAGCCTGTACTTCTACGATGTCCTCAATCAGACGAGAGTACTCAAAGTGACGGTCAACAGTGACAGTCAACTCTGACTCAAGGTTAGCCTGAATAGTTACCGCAACAGCTTCTGCCTTAGCGTTAGCTGATCCACGGATGGGCTTAGGAATGTGAATAACGTCACCCTTCTTGCCAGTCATCGACAGACGCTTGACAAGGGGAGCCATCTTCAGGTTCTTTTGGTAAGCGGCGATGATTTCATCGGACCAGATTTCGGGGATAAAAGTACCCGCCGCAGTTTTGTCTACTACAGCATTAGCTGTAAAATATGCACCAGAGGTTTCACCAGCCATTTTAATTCTCCTTAAATGTTAGGCTAGCGTACACGACCCTCTGCGTATGCTTTCAGTAATTCGTCTGAAAGACTTTGGTAACGCTCTGGGTCTGTTCGCATAAGTTTAATAATGTCAGCACGACGATAAACTTTCTTGCGTGATCCCTCCGCTGTTCCACGAGCGTTGCCTGTACTGGCTGACTTCAGGGTGTTCTTACGTGCCTGTTTTTCAACGTTGGCGGTCTGCTGTGCTACTGATGCCCTCTCTTTCCAGAGATTAAACAGTTCGTCAGCCGCATCGTAATCGTACCCTTGGTCTGCCTGAACAAACAACTGTGTTCGGACTTTTGACCCCTTGATCCAATCAGCAAACTTAGGATCTTGCAGTATACTCTCCATATCAGGGTGCTTGGATTTCAACTGTGAAAGAGTAGCCTGTTGTTTAGCCTGTTGTGTGTAAGCCTGTGCTTCTTTGATCTTAGGGTGGTTGTCTATAGCTCTGTTAACAGCGTTTTGTGGATCTACAAAGAAATCTACGTCATCGTCTTCTTGTTGCTGTTGTTGAGGTGCTTGTTGGTTTGAGAGTTGTGTCTGAATGTAGTTGTCAACGACTTTCCGAAGTTCACCCACTTCCGTACTCTGTTTGCCTGAAAACTTCTCAAGCTCTTGGTGCATCTGTACAAGATCTTCGACAGACTTACCACGGTACTTTTCCGGTATTTCTGGTTCTTGAGGTTGTTCCTCTTCAGGAGTCTCAATAGAATTTGTGGCTAGTTCTTCAGTTGTTTCCGTTGGTTCCTCTTCAGGACGCTCATCAAGTAATTGTGCTCGTGACATAATGTAAACTTACCCCGCCTATTATTATTAAGGTTATGGAGGATTAAAATGGGAAGTGACCTAAAACTAGGATTCCCGACTAGATCGCCCAGCTTGCTCGTGTTCACGTACCCACTTCATGTGTCTACCGGGAAAGTCCCCAGAAGCACCGTCGAGGATGTGTTGAGTAGCTGATACGATTTTTGTAGCGTTGGCTCCACATCCGCACCTACTGGACGTAGTACCGCTCTCTACAAATTCTTCAAAGGTATGTCCGTTTGTACAGCGAAAATCAAATACTTTAATCATCGCTAGTAAACTCTTCGTAGTTGTTATTTGTAGCAGCTTCAAAGTTAATTAGATAAGCTAGTACGTTTAGTTGTCCTTTACGTACGTACAAATCGTTACTATCTTTGGTTGCTTCTACACTGTTAATTACGAGAGCATTTTGTTTTAGTTCTTCGATTAACTGCTTCCAACCGGGGTTGTTAAACAGGTCAAAGTAACATTCGTAGTACTTTTGTGTATCTTGATCCATAAGAGGTCTCTTAGATTATCTCTCTATTTACTATATATTATACCATAAAAAAACTGAAATGTCAAGTCTTTTTTCTGGTGGTATTTTTACGTCTTTTGCCTGATGCTGTTACTGCGTGTTTAATCCTGGCTGGTCCTCTAGGCATTGTTATTTACCCTTTGGCTTTTTCTTTTTGCCTTTGTTATACATTTGCTTTCTCCTTTGCTTTTTTGGACAAATCCTTGTAGTGGTACAGCTTTACAGAGGTTTTGCTGTGGGTTTTACCTGTGTGAAGTGAACCATCAGGCATCTTGTGCGTGTTCCCTGACCACAAAGTTCCGTCACGCTTGTAGTGTTTCATGTTTTTAGCCATGTTACCATTTAACCTTGTTTGCCCAATAAGCCGCAGAGCATTTGCCTTTGGCTATGTTTTTAGCGTGACGAGCCTTAAAGGACTTACGCCTCGCCTTTTCCTTAGCAGTCTTAGGACTCTTTCCAGCACCGCTGACTCCTTGTTGTCCGAATCGAATAGTCTTAACTTTACCGTCTTCACATTTAGCCACAACTACGTGTGACTTCGTTGGGTGATTAGGCGTCCGCTTTGGCTTGTTGTACCCGCTTACCCCTGCTCGTGCTAGTCTTGGATCCTTTTCCTTGCTCATTGATTAGCGCCTCCAGTTGGTCCACCTTGGCTTGCAGGACTTCCAATTTGTCGAACTGATCTTTGAACGCTTGGTTGATTTGGTCTAGGAACTTGGTCATTTCTACTTGTGTCATTAGCATTGGTACGTTTACCCTCTATTTGTCGTTCTTTGAGAAGTCGGTCAGCTACTTGTATACGTCGCTCAAACTCTTTGTCTTCTTGATCTCCTTCTTTAAGATTTCTAGTAATTGCGTTAATCTTGTCAATTTCTAGTTCTTCAGGAGCAAGTTGAGTTTCCATAGCGTACTTAGCCGCTCTAGCTTGCGACTCGGCAGCTTGTGCAGCCAAAGCAGCAGTTTGACTTTGCTGGAACTCAAGCTGTGCTTGTTGTGCCATCATAGCCATTTGTTGCGCTTGTGGGTTAGGCTGTGCTGCTTGTTGCATTGTAGCAATTAACTGTTCACGGTTGCTGAGATTCATGTTGTCAATAATACTTTGAATCAAAACACTGTACAAAGGACTGTCTTGTTGCATAGTCTGCAACAGTTGCACAAGTTGAGTAACCTCGTATTCACGAGCAATGATACCCAGAGTACTCGTAGCGTTGAACTTATAGTCAGCTACTGGGTAGTTTTCAGGGTCAAACTGCATGTATCTGTGTGCAGCTTTGGTTACAAAAGGAAGTAAAAAAGACTGTTGGAAGTTTATAAGAGTACGCTTATGACGCTTAATAATAGCACCAAGAGACATACTAATACCAGCAGCGGTTGCTTCGCCATTGACTTGTCCCGCAATGCCAGCGGAATCCACGGCTCCAGTTGCTTGTTGCACCATTTGTTGAAGGCTAGCGGCTTGTGCAAAAGTGATTTGCCCCACTTGCCCAAAGTTGAAAGGTTGAAGTACTTCACGGGGATCTCCATTAGTAAGTATCATCTTGCCGGGGCGAACTTCTGGTTTAGCGCCTCTAGGCAACCTAGTCGCATCAATCGCCAGCATCGGATGAATAGTAAGTGACAGTGCGTCAATGCGCGCGCGTAGTTCTGTATCTAGCGCCTTCTGGCTGTTGTAGCCTTTTTCGCATACTCCTCTGCCCCAGAAACGTCCGGGTACTATGTCCCAAGGAAACGCTACTACAGGTCTATCGTTCATCATGTACGGGTTAGCTTCAGCTTTAAGCAGTGTACCGCCGTTAGCAATAACTACAATAGCTTCTACGTACATTGAAGTGTCTTCTACATCTACTCCTTCAGCCTCTAGCAACTCGCGTGGAACAAGACCGTAGTACTTTGTAAGACGTACTTTGTCGTCGTTGTAAATCGTAAGGTCTTGGTCAGGCTCTAGGTCGCTGTCGGGCGCAGCAGACTCGATGTAAGCGTCCCTGTAGATGTTTTGTTCTTGCAGTAGTTCTACACTGTGCTTGGACACAAACTCGTCTACAGCAACACCCATAGCTTCCTCGATAGACGTAGCTACAGGGTCAATAAGAAAGTTTTGTGGTAACACTGGCTTAAGTTTAACTACAACTCTGTCGGTTACGTTTACGCCTACCGCTTGTAGTTGTCCGTCCATAATTGGTTCAGTTGCAGGAGCCATCTCTTTTATTTCTTCGATAACAACTTCACCAATGCCCGTGCCAAAAACAGCAGCGTTAATCAAGCATTCTGCAACTGCTTTTCGCACTTTGCAAGATTCAAAGTCTTCTGTTAACTTGTTTCGGAGGTACGCAACATCTTGACTGTCTTGATCACCAAAGTTATCTTTAATGTCAAACCATTTACCTCTACCGAACGTGGCTTCCTCTAACTCCGCTACGTTAGACTCTACAGCCTGCTGAAGCGCAGGAGAGATAATTCTAGAACGTTCTGACGCTCTTTCGGAGTCAGCAGGATCCCATTGACCTCGCCATAGCCTATAGTATTCTTCGAACCGTTGTTCGTAGTTTGATTCATAGTGATCTCTCCAGTTTTCACACTTGGTCATCACCCACTTTTCCAGAGACTCCTCAATCATCAAGGGGTCTGGGCTGTAAATTTCTTCTGCCATTTTAGGCTCCTTAAAGTACGGCAACAGTGTACCCTAGTGTAAAAAACACTACAGCACTGATTGCGTATATTCCGTAGGTATTGAGCGGTCTGAAAACTTTCATTATCTGGAAGTATCCTTAATTATTAATCGTTCCATACAGGCGATGTTTTGCCAATATCATCACCTAAATAATTGGGAGTTTCTTTGCTTGTCCAATCAGCTTTTGAACGACTATAAGCCCCAATATTAAAATCAGAACTTTTTTCAGAAGGAGTTGGTTTTTTTGTAAGCATTTTTTTGTTGTTAATGGTGCTTCCAGATCGTTGTCTTTGTGTTTCTTTTTTTAATGCGCTTTGAGCCGCAACTTCTTTTTCTGAAGCAACACGATTTCTTGCTGATTTTTTTCTGTATTCTTCTATAGTTTTTTTATCTTGTTGTTCTCTAGCTTTTCTTGCGTTTTCTCTGATTTTTTTTCGATCTGTCATAATCAATATCCTGCTACTACGTCTAGTATTTTGTGGTCATCTATTTCAAAATCGTAGCTGTAAGCTACCTTAGCCAACTGGTCTATGTACGCTAGAGCGTCAACCAAGTCATCGTGGGTTAAAACATCAGGAAACTGGAACAACTGGTCCAAGAACCTAGCGTTCCACTCTCCTTTTTTCAAAGTTACGTATCCGTTCTCAAAACGCCCCTGTAAGGCCCACATAACCCTGTCAGTCTTCTTCTTGTTACCGTGGGTTAACTCTTCTACCCTAAAAAACTGCCCGTATCGCTTCATCAGGTCCATCAGAGGACTCATTACAGCTTGCTTGGCAATCCCTCGTTCAATACCAACGCTAACGGGTCTGTAGTCTCTAACGGCCTGAAATATCTTGGTGGCAGTCTCGTTAAGCTCCCACCGCCCATGTATAATGTTATCAACGTACCAACCATCAGTACCAACTTTAACGACAGCGATTGCGGTTTCATCTAGTTTAGTGTTTTTTGTCCGTTTTTTGTTTACGTCCTCAAAGCCAGCCAAGTCAACTGCGATGTAGTAGTCGCCTTCTTCTGGCTCTTCTCCGAACTTGACCCAATCTTCTCTGAACATTTCGGAGCCTCTGGCTTCAAACGAGGCCATGAACTCTTGTCTAAAGGCGTAACTCGACATTGATTTCTTTGCCATGTCGATTTCAGTCGGGTCCAAGATTGGATTGTCGTAGCTGGTGAAATGCCAGCCCCTGTAAGTCTCATCGTCACCTAACTCTGCGTACTTGTACAATTCGTAGAAGTGGTTCCTGCCCATAGGCGTACCTATGAACAACGCTGATCCCTTCTGGTCAGCCAGTGCTGGACGAAGAATCTGTTCCCATACGTCAGGCTTCATGTCTGCGTACTCGTCCATCACGAGAAACTTCAAGGACACACCACGCATTGTCTCTGGCCTGTCGGCTCCCTTGAGACTAATCGTGGCCCCGTTGACCAGCCTGATCTGGAGGTTGTTGATGTGACTTCCAGATATAACAGGGTGTCCTAGCTCCAACAGGGTTTGCCACATGATGTCACGGGCTTGCCCTTGGGTGGGCGCAACGTAAAAAACGTGTCCTTTGTCGGACTGTAGAGCGTTAATAATTAACATCCAAGCAGCTAGGCGAGACTTCCCTGTCCTTCGCCCAGCGGCTACTACTTTGAACCTAGTAGGATCAGAGTAGACTTCCTGCTGCCACGGCAACAGTTGTACGTTTAGGTCGGTCAAATATTAACCTTTTAATGGTCGCTTTTTTGTTTTTGGTTTAGGTACTGCTGGTGGTGGCGTTAGCGGTCGTCCCGTCTCGCCCTGTGGACGATTACGCCCCCCTCGACCTATTTTTCCTCTTCCTGTTATCCTTCTTGGCATAATTAACCCTCCCATCCTTCGTCGTTTTCGTTGTATTTGTCATCACCATTAGTATCACACGAGCGTTGCCAAGAAATCATGTCAAAGGTTAATCCTTCGTGCCACGGTACGTATGCTAAACACCATTCGTGAGAACCTATAACCATGTCATCAGTACCGTCTGGATCAGGTACGTAGTCACGTTTTTTGTTTTCGTTTACTGGTTTAAAATGAACACCTCCTCTTTTATAATTACTTTTAGAGTAAACTTTGTGTGTTGTTACAAAAATGTGTTCGTTGTTTTCTAACGTGTAAGTAGATCCGTCATCGTAGTTAATTACGGTTTGGCTAAAAGACAAAGACGAGAAAAGAAAAAGAAAGGCTGCAAGATATTTCATTAAGTTACGCTCCGTTAAAGTTTACAAATACTGCTGGTTGTTCCAACAAGTCAAAGGTTACAACAAACTCCATGTCTCCAGCGGCAGTCGTGTACGCTTTGATGGCGTCACCAGCCTGAAGAACAAACACACCGTCAGTTAACAATATGTACTCCTTAGATGACACGTTACCACCACCTAAGATGTCGATGCGGGTTGTGTCTGCTTTAGATACGTAGATACCTGCACCGTTAGTAGAACCACCTAAGTTACTTACGAACAGCATGTTCCAGTGGGCTACGTAACCGCTAGGGATTGTAACAATAGTAGATTCGTCTGTGGTTGTTACGTTAGCGTTTTTAGTGTACAGCATCAGTATACCCAAATCACAGGAGCAGAACCCCGTGTGTCTACGTGAATAAAGTCACCAGCGACGCCTATACCCGTAAAACCCAACTGAAGCGCCTCTCTTATTATTGTGTACCGCTGAGCAGAGCTAGTTATTTTTATGTCTGCCGCTATTCCTTGCGAATGGGTTCCTGGTACATCTTTCTTGGCTTCTATGGGGTGGGCAGGGCTTCTAAAGCCACTGGTGATAACAAAAGGAAAACCACACCGATCCCTTAGTTCATCTACTAATTCCATGAACTCTGGTTCCATGTTGTTTTCGCTTGTGTGTTGGCAGTCGAACTCAGCTACGGTGAAGTGTCTCAAGAGGTTTTAGTCCTTAAGTACTCAAAGAACAGTTCAGATTGACCTTCAGCTTCGTCAATCAACGAGTTCACCTTCGATTGTGCTACTCTCTGGATAGCTAGAATCAACTGTTGCGCCTCCAACCCCAGTGATATTAATCTGGATCGCACTTCGTCCTCCATCTTTGGTGACCTCCTTCTCAAATGCACCTACAGGTAGTATCCTGTCCATTACTAACTTCCAAGCCGCAGCCTGATTCTTGTGGTCGTGGTCTAAAGCAGCTTCAAATATAGTCTCCAAGACTTTAGCTGACTTAGGACTAGCTAACATTCTAGCTTTATATTCGTTAATTATCGCTGCGTCACCTTTAGGACGCCCACGAACCCCTCTACCGCCCTTAGATTTAGCTGATATTTCTTTCTTTTTTGGTCTACCCCTAGACCTTTTTCTTAAATTTATTTCTTTTCTTTCTTGTGCTTGGGCTTCTAGGGTGTCATTATTTGACATTCTCCTGTGTCCTTGTGTTTAACCGTGGTTCGCATGAGTCCCTTGCCTAAGATAACAGAAGAAGGGATCTATACGAACACTTCCTTAATTATTATCTCAGTATCTACTCTATATTTTACCACATTTTTAACCAAATGTCAAGTCTTTTTTTAACTAATTTAACTCTGTATTCCCGCCCAGAAGAAAACACAAGTGAAAACAGCAGTTTATCTTACGTAAAAACTACTTTCTTTTCTGGTATTTTTTCTTAAATTGCCCTCTTGCGAACTTGGGTGGCAACCACGCGCGACGACATCGGCCAACTCGGGGGGCGGGGGGTCTTCAAGGGGGCACCCGTGTCTCTAACTTCCTTAAATGCAGAAACGAGGAAGTCACGGGGCAACGCGAGGCGCTGGGTCGCATCGGGCAGCACGGGTTGCAACGCGAGAATCCGCGAGAGTGAGAGCCGAGGAAGTACCCTCTGGCAGACACACGACACACCAGACACATCCAGCAAAGTTGGCACGGTTTGTGCTTAAGTGCTCCCGAAGTGATCAAAATTTAACCAGTTGGTGCGATTAAGTGGTCAAAATTTAACCAGTGGATTTTGTAGTAATCTGATGCACGTTTACATTTTTCAAGGGTTCAAACCGTTTGTAAGTCACTGATTTACCGTGAGATTAAAAAAAAGTTAAAAAAAGTCTTGCAATCTCTGAACCACTCGATATGGTGGCCCTGTCTCGGCGGATGTCGCTACCGGCTCACCGGAAAGCCCCAAAGAGACCCCTCGCAGAGGTTAGAGGGTTGTGGGTACTAGTACGGGACAGAGGCAATCCAAAGTCCCCGAACGCCAAAGTAAGCAACACGCGTCAGAGGTTGCAGAGGGTAATCCGCCTTCGACACTGGTAACGGCTCACCGTAGCCTGTTAGACGTTCAACGGATCAACTAGGGATTGCCCTAGTCCAGAGAGCCATCCGACAGAGGGTAAACCAGCGCTCAACGCGAGCGTCCAGTGAGATACTCCTACCGCTCCGCTTGAGCGCATCGGGAACCGCAACGGGCAGACAATCCACACGGTAACCACTCGCGCAACCCTACCGCAACGGGCAGACAATCCACGCAACTGGGAAGATAGCGGAGCGCGTAGGGTATCGCCAAAGGGCACAGACGATGTGTCTTTTGTTGATACTCTACAACAACACGGAGCATTTAAAATGCAACAGAAATACGACGGCACTATGCACCAAACGATCATGCAGTACCGCGAGAACGGTTGCTGTACAGTGGTTGCACTGGCTTGCACAATGGATTGGTCATTCGGCAAAGCGCATCGCCACATGGCAAAGCATGGCCGCAAGAATCGTTGCGGAATGCGGATGTCGGTCTGGTTGCCAGCACTGCGCGAAGCCGCAGAAAAAGAGGGCAAAACGATCTCGCACGTTGACTTTGCAACAGGCATGACAATCAATCGGTTTGCCAAGACTTACCGCAAGGGTACTTTCTACGTCAGAGTCAACAAACACGCGCTTGCGATTGTTGACGGAGTGATGCAAGATTGGACAGCAAATACGGCAGGACGCCGAAAAATCTTAAACTGCTTTAGAATCGAGGGATAAACAATGGACGCAGAAACAAAGTTAAGACTAATCAACGAACAGATCGACCGATACCTGACGCAGATGCGAGCATTTGCTACGGGAGACAAAGAGGAGGCGAAACGATACAGGCAAAAAGACATGCACGAAATGGCAGAATGGAAAGAGGGTCGATACGCCGGTTACCAACACGCCGCGAACGCCCTTGTTAACCGTCTTAAGATGATCGACGACAGTTTCCGACTTTAAAACCTACTGATGAGCATTGCGGGAGCAAGCGAAACGCGCCGGAGGTGCGCGTCTAGGTAACCAACAATCTGGGAGGATTGACGATGTGCAAACAAACAGGGCGCACAGTTGTAGCGCCAACCAAGAAAGGCGCACGGGTTTGGCTTCAGGGACTAGAGTCTCTGGGCTGGGCTGGTGGCACACGGTACAACGTACAGTTTCACGACGGCTTTGTCACACTGTCACGATGTGCAGACGGTAAGCGCAAAGTCACGCCAAGCAAAGGCGGAGTCATTGACCTTGAGTCAAAGAAAATTGCACAGGTGTTTGAAGGTTGCGGACAGGTTGCGTACCACGTAAACTGCGACACCATAAACGTATTCAAATTGACCTTGGAGGGCTAAACCATGAAACTTAGAAACGTAGGCAGTAACATGACAGAGATCACAACCGAAAAGGGGCAGATCCTGTTTTCTTACGAGACACCCGTAGCGGCGCTGTTGGCTGATGCTGACAACGGCGACACAGTTGTAAAGACCAGCACCAAGTGGAGTCAAACCACGAGCCGACACATCAACAAGTGGCTCGACGGTTTAACAGCAGTTGAGCGCCCACAGGCGTTCTTTGATAACCTAGTGTAAACGGAGAGTAAGTTATGGAAAATGTAACACGCAAGAAAATCCTGGGCCGTTCGTTCATCATTCGTAAGCGTACGCGAGACAGCAAGCCGTTCAGTTACACCCGTGGACCTTGCTTCCACATCGTGAACGCTGGATACTGGTACTTCAGCGTCAGCGTACGCAAGCCACAGCGAAAAGTAAACATTTCAATCAGCGACAAGTAAGGGGGTTGTCTTTCTGGTGGGCATCTGTTAAGGTGTCCACTGGTAAGCCAACCGGAGTTTTTAAGTATGTCTCTCGTCTGGTAACGCTTGCTGTAGACTCCTCTGGGATTAAGCGAAGCCGGTAGCCTGTAAAACTACGTCAAAGGGTAGCAGGATTGATCCCCTGTTTATCTGGAGAGCGAGAGACATTCTTAAACACTTCAACCAACCAACAGAGGGTAAAACATGGAAACAGTGTTTGTAGTGCAGGGTTACGACTTTGGCGGCAACTCAAGAATCCTGGTTTTCAGGTATCTTGAGGACGCCAAGCGTGAGAAATTTGAGATGGAAAAAGAGTTCGAGTTTGTAGAGCTTGACGAGATGGAGGTACTCGACAGATGAAACCAACAGTGTTGTTTCTGTTTAATCATAGTCACTACGCCATGCTCCCGTGGTTGCAGAGCGAGCGCTACAACGTGGTGACTGTGGATTACGAAGACACCGACCACTCCGGTCACCACTTGATGCAGACGCACGGCTACGGTTTTTTTAGGTTTAACATTGACCTAAGCAGGACTGACGCAAAGCAAGCAGTAGACAACAATCTGTCTGCGCTTGGCTTTCGTTCACCCAGCATCGTGATTTCGTTTGCCCCGTGTACTGATCTGGCTGTGTCTGGTGCGGCACACTTTGAGCGTAAGCGACAGTCAGACCCAGAGTTTCAGACCAAGGCGGTACGCATGGCGAGACTTGCGGAGCAGTGGGGAGTGCCGTATGCAGTAGAGAACCCCGTGAGCGTGTTGTCTACACTGTGGCGTAAGCCCGACTTTACGTTCCACCCGTGCGACTTTGCGAACTACTGCCCTGACGGTCCACACCCAGAGTTTCCTGGTGTCATACCAGAGAAAGATAGGTACAACAAAAAGACTTGCCTTTGGACCGGCAACGGGTTTATACTACCGCAGAAATCAGGGTTACCAGCGTTGCAGCACGATAATCCTGGTCACGTTAAGCTAGGCGGTAAATCAGCACGTACCAAGTACATCAGAAGTTTAACACCACGGGGGTTTGCGATGGCTGTGTACCTCCACAACTTTGATACAGTAGACAGAGGGATTGACTAATGGTAATATTTTACAAAACAGATGACGCTTTTTATGCTGGTATTTACAAACTAGTCGAGATGGGGTTAACATTCGAAGCAGACGATCAAGACTTAAGCATAAAACTGACCGGAGGGTACTAAAATGTGCGAAAATGAGATAACGTGGTTATGGGGTTTCGGTTGCCTAGTGGTAACCGCATGGTTAATCTTTTCAGAGGAATACTAGAGGAGCGCTAGACATGAACGAGGATGACGTTTACAGTGACTACAGCCACTACTGTGACGGCACTGGCCCGTACAAGCGAGTTGACTACCTAGAATACACCCATATTTGTGACGGGTGTTACGAGATCGTCGATAGTGTTGACACTGATACTGGCTTGTGCGAGAACTGCGAGTACGAACGCAATCAAGAGCAGTACTACAAACACGGGATAGGGGAAGAGCCGTGGTAGAAGTGGATCCACAGTACGAGATAATGGTGTCTGATATGGCAGAGTGGGCGCACTGGTCCGCTAGTGTTCACGAAGGCGACAACAGCAAGCTGGAGGACCACTACGCTTACTACCGTAAGTGGTCTTACACCAAGCTGGAAAGTGAATGGGAAGGTTTCTTCGGGAGGGACTACAGCAATGCGATGTAAAGCGTGTAACGTCATACTAGATGACGCAGAGAGAGTAAAGAAAGACATCACCGGATCTTACTACGACCTATGTACAGACTGTTTGACAGTATCCATATCTACACATTGGGAACTAGAAAACATGGAGTCAAGCGATTATCCTGGTTCTTTTACACAAGATGATGTCTTGCAATTACAAAGGGAGTATGATAATATATACTTAAGTATTACTAATGAAGACTAACTTAAGTATTAAACTAAAGGATTAAACTAATGGATATTACTAAAGAAGAAACTAAAGTTGACCTCTTTGTGGTATCATCTGGACTGCTGGACTGTGCAGTGGTAGGCGAGGAAGCCTCTAGATCGCTCTGTAAGCGCATTGAACTGCTTGACCCATGGCGAGGTATACCCTTTGTCAAACAGCTCTCCATGAGCCATACAGAAGCTATCAGGACTATGCAGGAAATTGCAGTCAAGAGTACGTTAGATGCAGTCAAACGTGAATCAAACAAGAATTAGTGTTGCAATCGAAGAAAGATTGTGGTATACTATAGGTGTACCTTCGGGTACAAGTTAATGTTAACAACGGAGATTATTCCATTATGTCAAGTCAAGTTATCGAAGGTGTAGTAAACTTTAGCAACGTCACTAAGCACGACGTATTCAACGGTCAGGACACTGGTACGTTCAGTATGACCATCACCATGTCAGAAGATGACGCAAACACACTGTCGGCACAGGGTGTTAAGATCAAGGACTACGAGGGCAACAAGCAACGTAAGTTTAAGTCCAAGTACTCCATCAGTATGTACACTGCTGACGGCGACAGGTTCGACGGGGAGGTTCCGTACAACTCCCGTGTCCGTCTGAAGTTTAAGACGGGTCCAGCGCACCCTGTTTACGGTACTCCTACGTACCTTGAAGCAGTCAAGGTGCTGGAGTTAGCAGAGGTTGAGGAAGACAACGTAGACTTCTGATATGACTGCATCATTCCTACACCACGAGGCGTGTCCTACGTGTGGGAGCAAAGACAACGTGGCGGTTTACTCTGACGGTGGCCGCCACTGTTTTTCTCCTGGCTGTGGTTACCACGTTAACGGAGAGACAGGGGAGGAGACTAAGAAACTCTCTGCGCTCTCAATGGGTGGTGTTGTTGCCGACATTTCCAACCGGAGAATCTCAAAGCACACCGTGTCACACTACCAAGTGACGGTTCACTTTGCTCCTGACGGAACTATCGCTTCACACTACTACCCTTACTATGATCGCGACACAGGCGAACTGGTAGGTGCAAAACAAAGAGTGGTAAAGGGTAAGCAGTTTATCTGCTCCGGTAACATGACCAACGTAGGTCTGTTCGGACAGAAGCACTGTCGAGGTACGGGTAAGTACGTCACGATCACAGAGGGAGAGCTTGATGCGCTGTCTGTGTACGAGATGTTCGGACAGAAGTACGACGTAGTTAGTTTACGCAACGGTGCGTCCAGCGCTGCCAAGGAAATCAAGCAGAACCTAGAGTGGCTTGAAGGCTACGACAACGTGGTCATCTGCTTCGATCAAGACAAGGCAGGCGAGATAGCACTAGAGCAAGTCAAGGATCTGTTCAGTCCTAACAAGCTGAAGATATGTAAGCTACCTCTGAAGGACGCCAGCGAAATGCTGATAGCCAACAGGGTGCAGGACTTTATTCAGTCTTGGTGGGACGCAAAGGTGTACCGACCTGACGGCATCGTAGCAGGGACGGATACGTGGGACGCACTGGTAAACAAGAGACAGGTACAGAGTGTACCGTACCCGTGGGATGGGCTAAATGAAATCACGAGAGGACACAGACCCTACGAACTGGTCACTATCACCAGTGGCAGTGGCATGGGAAAATCCCAATTTATCAGAGAACTTGAGTTCGATTTACTGCAACGGACTCAAGATAACATTGGTGTACTTGCCCTTGAAGAGGATGTCGCAACAACTGCTCTTGGAATCATGTCGGTGGCGGCGTCTAGAAGGCTCCATTTGGAGGAGGACACGCCTGTCGATGCACTTAGACCGTATTGGGAATCAACGATGGGGTCTGGAAGATACTATCTGTTCGATCACTGGGGATCAACGTCAGCAGATGAGCTTCTCAGCAGAGTACGGCACATGGCAAAGGCTTGCGACTGCCGATATATCATCCTTGACCACCTATCAATCGTTGTTTCTTCTCAAGAGAACGGCGATGAGCGTAAGGCCATCGATGAAATAATGACCAAGCTACGCACACTGGTGGCAGAGACGGGGATTACACTTTTCCTGGTGTCTCACCTGAAGCGTACCTCTGGGACAGCACACGAGGACGGAGGCAGGATCAGTCTACAGGACTTACGTGGTAGCCAGAGCATAGCACAGTTGTCAGACATCGTGATCGGCATGGAGCGTAACCAGCAACACGAGGACGAAGACGTAAGGAACACTACGTGCGTCAGGATTCTGAAGAACCGTTACGCAGGAGAGACAGGACCAGCGTGTTGGCTACGGTACGACAAGTTTACCGGACGCATACACGAGTGTGCTAACCCTAACCCACCGGAGACAGAGTTTTGAACCTAGTCTTTTGTGACATTGAAACTGACGGTCTGGACGCCAGTACCATCTGGTGTGCAGTGTGCAGACACAACGGAGTATCGGAGGTAATATGTAATGAGAAAGACTTCAAAGCGTATGTATCGGATCGCCCGAACGCAAGTTGGGTTTTCCACAATGGAATCGGTTTCGACGTACCTGTTCTGGACCGCCTTTGGAACGTTAGTTTTGACCGTAGTAGGATCGTTGATACACTTGTCCTCTCTAGGTTAGCCGACCCAAGCCGGTCAGGTGGTCACTCTCTGCGGAACTGGGGCAACACGCTTGGGTTCGCAAAGGGAGATCACAACGACTGGTCCCAGCTTACTCCCGAGATGATCGACTACTGCTTGCGTGACGTAGAGTTAACCGAAGCTGTGTACAACAAACTCAAGGTGGAGCTAGACGGATTCAAGCAGGAGAGCGTTGACCTTGAGCATCAAGTGCAGTGGCTAATGCAACAGCAAGAGGACAACGGATGGCTACTCGATCAGCGTCTGTGTCACTTGCTCGTTGCGAAGTTTAAGGAGCGCATGAATGAAATTGAAGCAGATCTTCAGGCGGTTTTCCCGCCGGTTGTTGAGGAGCGATACTCAGAGAAAACTGGTAAACGGCTCAAGGATAAGGTCACTGTATTCAACGTTGGTTCAAGACAGCAAGTGGCCGACAGGCTTACAGCTAAGGGCGCAGTATGGTCGGCAGTCACTACGACGGGCAAACCTGTTGTTGATGAGAAGACGCTTAAAGAGAATCATCATGTTCCCGAAGCGCAACAAGTACTGGAATACCTGTTACTCCAGAAGCGACACTCCCAAGTAAAATCCTGGCTAGAACACGTAAAGCCAGACGGAAGGGTACATGGGAGAGTCATCAGCAACGGTGCTGTTACTGGCAGAATGACACACCAGAACCCAAACATGGCACAAGTTCCTTCATCTAGTTCCCAGTACGGTGAAGAGTGTCGAAGGTGCTGGACTGTACCGGACGGTTACAAGTTAGTCGGTGCAGACGCCAGTGGATTGGAACTACGGATGCTCGCACACTACATGGGCGACGAGGAGTTTACAGATGTCTTACTTAGAGAAGACATTCACACCAGAAATCAACTGGCTGCTGGACTTGCAACAAGGGCTCAGGCAAAAACTTTCATCTATGCTTTCCTTTACGGAGCAGGAGATGCCAAGATCGGAAGCATCGTCGGAGGATCTGCTAAAGATGGCAACCAGCTTAGGACACGCTTTCTACGAAACACACCTACTCTTGAAACTTTACGAGACAGAGTTGGACAGGCTGCTAGGAAAGGTTACCTCGTCGGACTCGACGGAAGAAAGCTCTGGGTCCGATCAGAACACAGTGCATTAAACACGCTGCTTCAAGCGGCTGGTGCGGTTGTAATGAAGAAAGCTCTTGTTCTTCTGAACCTTCACGCGACGGAGCACAACATCAACTTCAAGTTCATAGGCAATATACATGACGAGATACAATCGGAGGTGGTTACAAAACAAGCAGAGAAGTTCGGCTGGCTCGCAGTCGAGTGCATCAAGGCGGCTGGCATTTCATTTTCACTCCGCTGTCCACTCGACGGAGAATATCAAATCGGAAACACTTGGTCGGAGACACACTGATATGGATAACTACGAAATGTTTGACAACGAAGTTGAAACAGATAACACTGTAGAGATGAACAGGTCACGCAAGGGAGACTTAGCTGAACACAAAGCAGTCACTTGGCTGTGGGAGCAAGGGTACGAGGTGTTCCTTAACTGTGGCTGTAGTGGTCCCATTGACATAGTGGCGTACAAAGACGGAGAGTGTACTTTAATCGACGTTAAAACTACACAGAGAGAGTACCGACCAAACAAAGGAGATTGGCGAATAGGAATAAAAAGAACAGACGAACAAAAAGAAAACAACATCGTGTTCTTGTCCTACAACCCAGAGTCAGGCGACTTCTACTGGATCAACCATAGGGATTAACATGGAAATTTACTCGCTAGTAAACGACATCTACAAAACTGTTTCAACTAAAGAACCAGCAGAGGGTGTCGATCTGTACGACGAGATTGATCGCTTTGGTGAGAACTGTAAGCGGCTCATGGCAAACTTGTTCACAGAGAAACGTGACGGACGTACGATTAGAATGTCAAACATCGGGCGTGATGACCGTTACTTGTGGAACGTGGTTAATAATCCTGAAGTCGCAGAAGAACTGACGCCCAACACACACGTTAAGTTTATGTACGGACATCTGATAGAAGAACTGCTGTTGTTCTTGACTAGACTAGCAGGACACGAGGTTACTGATGAACAGAAGAAGTGCGAAGTCAACGGTGTTACGGGCAGCATGGACTGCAAAATTGACGGTGTTGTCACTGATGTTAAGAGTGTGTCCACTTTTGGGTTTAAGAAATTCAAGGACGGAAGTCTGGCTTATGATGATCCGTTTGGATACGTTGCTCAGATTAAAGGGTACGGATATTCCGAAGGTGAAACTAAGTTCGGATGGCTTGCGATGGACAAGCAGAACGGACACTTAACTTACCTGATGTACGACTCTTCCGACACGCAAGCCCCTGTTCACGAGAAGATAGGGTACGACGTAGGCGAAAGGATTGACCGTATCAAAGAGGTTGTTCAACAAGAGGAGCCGCCGAAGCACTGCTACGAACCAGTAGCTGACGGCAAAAGCGGTAACATGAAACTGGCAGTCGGTTGCTCTTACTGCCCTTACAAGAAAGTTTGTTGGCCTGACGTTCGAGGATTTGCTTACGCTAACGGCCCACGTTACTTAGTGGAGGTGGCTAATGAACCGCAAGTCCCAGAAATCGAAATTAGGTAAGTACAGATCAGGGTTTGAAAAAGATGTCGGGCAACAGCTACAACCATTTGGTTTTAAGTACGAGCCGTGCCAAGTTCCGTACAGGATTGAACGAAAGTACACACCAGATTTCGTGTACGAACAAGGAGGAGTCACGTACTACATTGAGTGCAAAGGGTACTTCAGGGCAGGAGATACACAAAAATACCGATCAGTTAAAAACTGCTTGGGCGAAAACCAGGAGTTAATCTTTGTGTTGATGAACGAAAACCAGAGAGTAAACAGAGGGAGTAAACTTACTATGGCTGGTTGGTGTGACAAACACGAGATTTTGTGGTACAATATAGATACGTTACAGGAGTTAGTCAGTTATGTCTCTGACACTAGAAGAAATTAAAGAACGGCTGCTTCATCTTTACGACCCAGATGATTTGATAGAGGCGTTACAGATTTCAGCAGAGGATATACTTGACAGGTTTGAGGATAAACTCCTACGAAAGCTAGACAATTTTCAAGAAGAGTTGGAGGAAATGAATGAGTATTGATGACGCTACGCCTGAAGAGTGGGACAGAGTTAGAACTGTCAGCGGAAAACTGTACCACCCACAGGATAAACACAACTCTGTGACACAGCCCGATCACTACAACAAGGGATCAATAGAAGCCATCGAAGCAATCAAGGCGTCCATGCACCCGCAGGAATACAAGGGGTATCTCAAGGGCAACTGCCTGAAGTACCTTTGGAGGTACGAGTACAAGAACGGCGTAGAGGATCTCAAGAAAGCACAGGTCTACTTAGGCTGGTTAATCAAGGAGGTAGGCCCGTGAAAGTAGTAGAAGGTAAGTTTGGTAACAAAGATCAAGAGAAGGACGAAATCACAACATCAGAGTTTCTGTCTGCGTTTGTAGTCAAAGCACTAAAACACGAGGAAGAGGGGCGGAAGGTAAAGGTAGCTGTCATTATGTACGAAGACGGTGAGATGTTTGAAGTAGCGTCCAACGAGCAGTACCCTGACGGAGTATACATGTTACTTCAGATGGCGGCACAAGCAATCATTAACGAAACGCTAGGAGTAACTGAATGAAAGCAACAGACGCTACAATTAAAAGAGCATCTAACGGATACATAGTAGAGTGGTACGAAAACGACAGCTTTGTAACCATACACGCTACCTTTGAAGAAGCAGTAGCACAACTACAGAAAATCTTTGGGGAGGCATGATGGACGCATACCAACAGTACATACACAAGTCACGGTACGCTAGGTACTTACCAGATGAGAAGCGTAGGGAGACTTGGGAAGAAACAGTCAGCCGGTACGTAAATTTCTGGGGTGACGATCTGCCAGAGACTGCACGTAAGGAAGTGTACGAGGCTATCCACAGCCTAGACGTAATGCCTTCCATGCGAGCACTGATGACCGCAGGAGAGGCACTGGAGCGCGACAACGTAGCAGGGTTTAACTGTAGTTACCTACCGATAGATCACCCGAAAGCGTTTGACGAACTGATGTACGTCTTGCTTTGTGGTACAGGCGTAGGTTTTAGTGTTGAACGGCAGTACGTACAGAAATTACCAGAAGTAGCAGAGGAGTTCCATGAAACCGATACAGTTATTAATGTGGCGGATTCGAAGATCGGATGGGCGAAATCGTTTAGGGAGTTGGTATCACTGCTCTATTCAGGTCAGGTTCCCAGATGGGACGTTAGCAGAGTACGACCTTCAGGTTCCCCGCTCAGGGTTTTTGGAGGTAGAGCATCGGGTCCAGAGCCTTTGCTCGAACTGTTCCGATTCACAGTTGACCTCTTTCGGGGAGCGGCTGGACGAAAACTTAGCTCCATTGAATGCCACGATCTTTGCTGCAAGATTGCTCAAATCGTCGTCGTTGGAGGAGTCAGACGATCAGCACTTATCAGTCTCTCCAATCTCACAGATGACAGACTCCGACGATGTAAGCACGGGCAGTGGTGGGTAGATAACCCTCAACGTGGGCTGGCTAACAACTCTGCCTGTTACACAGAGAAGCCAGACTTTGAGGCTTTCTTAAATGAATGGACCAGTTTATATGAATCACGATCCGGTGAGCGAGGTGTCTTTTCTCGAGTGGCTAGTCAAAAGCAAGCTGCAAGAAACGAGCGACGAGATGCTACCTACGATTTTGGAACTAATCCATGTAGTGAGATCATCCTCCGACCCTACCAATTCTGTAATCTATCGGAGGTTGTTGTCAGGTCAACCGATACGCTCGCAAACCTCAAACGAAAAGTACGGATTGCGACTATCCTTGGAACTTTACAGGCTACCTTGACTAACTTCCGTTACCTACGAAACATCTGGAAAACAAACACAGAAGAGGAAGCACTGCTTGGTGTGTCGCTGACAGGTATCATGGATCACCCCATGCTGTCAGGAAGAGGAGACAAGAATGAACTTAAGAAGTGGCTCAGAGCTATGCGACAGGAAGCCATCAAGACTAACAAGGAGTGGGCTAACCGATTGGGTATCAACGTGTCTACTGCTATTACCGCTGTTAAGCCTTCGGGTACTGTTAGTCAGTTGGTCGATAGCGCTTCTGGTATCCATCCTCGTTATTCTGCACAATACATTCGGCGTGTACGTGCAGATGCTCGTGACCCACTTTGCGCTGTCTTAGAAGAAGCGTTTGGTGAGAACCCTGAAATCATCTTAGACTACGACTCAAACGACAACCCAATTAAGTTTAAGTTTGTAGAGCAAGATATAACTAGCCCAACCACAAAAGTATTCTCGTTTCCTATTGCCTCGCCTAAAGATGCAGTAACGGCTAATGAGATGGGAGCTATGGAACAGCTAGAACTGTGGGAGATTTACCAGGATGAATGGTGTGAACACAAGCCGTCGATGACTTGTTACTATCGTGACGATGAGTTCTTGGAGGTAGGACAGTGGTTGTACAACAAGTTTGACAAGGTATCTGGTATTAGCTTCCTGCCGTATTCGGATCACACGTACCAGCAAGCACCGTACGAGCCTGTTGATAAGAAGACGTACAACCAGTTGGCTAAAGACTTCCCAAAGGAAATATCGTGGGATATAGAAGAGGCCAGCGACATGACCGAAGGATCACAACAACTGGCCTGTACAGGGAACAACTGCGAGTTATGACATAAACAGTATGGAGTAACCCTCGTGTTTGCCTACGTCCTCTGGCTTGTCTTTCGGGTCATGGGACGTAGGTATTCCTTCCTTCTGCATTTTCTTGATGCGATCTTTGGAACGCTGACACATAGAGTGGTAGTCAATAGATGTGTAACTTACTGTGTGGTCTTTGTCTTTCATTGGTTAGTCCTTAGTCAATGTAATCTTCAAACAAACGCTCGCCAGTAGTCATTCTACTGATCCTGTCAATATTAGCCAAGCCGGGAGCGTATGTTCTTAAAGCCCTAAGCGCAGGCAAAGCTGCGTCTTCTTCTCCTGTTGCTAATCTTTCAGCAGAAGAAATAAATCCACTTCCAAGAGTAGCTGCCGCTTCCATTGGAGCAGGAACTAAACTTACTGGCTTACCTCCGTACTGCTCTGATCTAATGTTTACAAAACCGCTAGATAAGTTAGAAGCTAGTTGATTCATTGTTGCGCTAGTAATTCCTTCTGGTGTTAGCACATCTTCTACGTCTTTATTCTTGGATAAATCCAAAGTTTTTCTGGCGTCATCCCAAACACCGGCAACAACACCAAACAAACCAACGTACTTTGCTGAGTTAAGCATTGCGTTCTTAGCTGCTTGCGAACCTTCTGCTGTATTTAAACCAAGCCTTTGCGCCTTCAATAAATTTAATCCAATGTCTTCTCTTATGCTGTTCATTTGACGATTCATGTACGTCAACATGCTGTAAAACATACGAGCATTAGGATTATCGTGAAACGCTTTAGGTAAAGAACTAGCACTAACTGGTTGCCATTTGTTTAGTGAAGCACCAGCAAAGTTAATCAACCATTCGCTGTTTAAATCCCCTTTCTTTAAAGCGTTTACAGTCGCTAAAAACTCGCTGTCTGTAAGCCCCCGCATCCCGTCGTGTTTACGTAGCTCTTCTAAATCTTTTGCTTTGCCACTCTTGGCTAGATTCATGCCACGTTTAATTGCACTATTAGTAAGTATCTCTTGTCCCATACGGTTAACAGTAGACACGCCGCTAATTTTGTACAGCGCCTGTCCTGTTACGTCTACTGCTTGAGCAAACCTCGGTAGTCTAATAAAATTAAACTTGTCGGCTGAATCAGACACAGCACGTTTACCTGTGTTTGCTAGTTCTCCCATAAAGTTTTGATCTAGTCCTAACTTCTCGTTCCCTAACCAACGGTTTGTATCCATGTTAACTTTCGGAATAACTTTACCAAGAACAGGCGTTGTTCCTAGTTCGTCTAACGCAACTTTGATAGTTCTTAAAGTAGCAGGACCAACTGTTTGCGCCCATGCTTTGATACCGTTTTGATAAATAGGGGCAGTAATTCCTTCAATAAGGTTTAGCGCAGCGTTCAAAGGATTAGCAAGCAAAGCAGAAGAAGTCAAACGTCTAGCAATAGCACCAGCAGCATCACCTCCTTTTTTAGAAGCAATAATTTGTGAACGTAATCCGTTTCCTAAATTACTAGACACCGCCTTGGCTCTTTCCATTGCGTCAGTCTTAGACATACCTTTCGCTAAATACTGTTGACGCGCTTCTTTCCTTGCTTTTAACTCAATCATTTTAATAACGTAATTTACACGACCTTGAGTTTTTTGCGCGTCCGGTAACTTAAGAGCTTTGCCCCCTTGTTCAAGAACTAATTGTCCTGTCTTCTCGTCTATTAAACCAAACCGACGAGCTAACACACGGGCTGTCATAACATCTTCAGCCATTTCTTTAATTGCATCAATAGGATTGACGTAATCAGAAGGTGTCATAACTACTGCGTCTTTGCCACCAATAACGCCTTTGGTTGGAAAGTAATCAGGTGAACCTTTAACAACATCCATTGCTTGAAGTGTTTTAATTTGTTCTTCAACTTGTTTTACAATAGCTTGTTCTTCAGGTGTTTTAGCAGCAGAATTAAATGTGTCCCAAGTAACCCTTTGGTTCTTAGCAATACTTCTGTTCATTCGTGTACTAAGAAGTTTTAACTGTGCGTTGTCTTCAAATAGCTTGTAAGCGTCAGCAAACGTGTTTTCAAAAACATTGTCTAACTCTCGACGCTCGTGACGAATCATTGTCTCTGCGTCTTCGGCAAGTTTTGCTGCTCTTTCTCCTACGTTTTTAACAAGCCACTGACGAGTGCCTAGCAATACGTTACCAATAATGCCACTAGCTTTTTCTGGTTCAACAGTTTCTTTAAGCATTCTCTGGTCATCAGGATCGACGCGCCGTGTTGTACGCCTTTGTGTACTCGTGTCTACTTCAAAACCGGGTTTAGATTTTTCAGTAGCTTTAGTTACTTCAACAAAGCCCTCGTCACCTCCGATAAAAGACGTTGGTTGTTCTACTACTTTACCGTCTTTAACCGTTACTCGTGGTTTATCTGGAACGCCTTTTGTAAGATAAGCTCCAGCAGCGCCTCCAATACCAGCGCCTAAGCCGCCACCAAGTAAAGCCCCTGTTACTCTGCCTTCGTCTTCTCCAGACAAAAACCCGTAAACAGCACCTTCAACAGCACCCAACGCTGCCGCTTTTTGTGCACGTTGAACAGCCGTTCCTGCTTGAGCTATCTTAGCTACGCCCATGCCCGGAATAAATAAACCAGCCGTTATACCAGCGCCTGTAATAAACTTAGATGCTCCAGGATTTTTACGCTCAAAGTACCGCAGTTCTCGTCGTGAACCTTCTATAGCTTTAGACCAGCTATCAGATTCACCAGAAGCAAGACGCGCAACAGCATCAAGTTCGTCGCCAATACCAGCAGCAGACTCTAAAAAATCAATAGCCCCTGCTCGTAAAGAACTGTACTCTGCTTTTGGTTTTCCAAACTTACTACGCCGTGAACGTCTACGTCTGCGTCGTTCTCTTTCTTCGCTCATTCTGCTGTTCCTGCCCGACGCGCTGCCATAGCCTGCACATTCCTTTTATATCTTTCTTCTAAAGGCTTCATAAACGGAAAACCTTTTTCTTTCCGGTACAAAACAGGCTTGTTAGAAGGCTCTTCGTCCGTTACAGGAATCTCAATAAACCCGTCTTCTTCAAGTTCATCCATAATTTGAGTAAGAGACATTTGGCCTTTTTGAAATTCGCCGTACTCTTCCATAATTAATTCTTGTTCTTCTGAAGTGTACATTGACAAACGAATATTTTCTTCGTCTGTAATAGCTTGAGCAGGAGCTTGCGTTACGTCAACACCAGCAATTACAGCTTGCTGTCTTCGCTTATGCTCTTCAACTAGAGTATCTCTCGCCATCCGTCTGTACTCTTGCTTCTCTTCGGGATCTAACTTGTCGTAATCTTCTTGATCTTCTGCAGCAAGTTGTTCGGCTAAATCTTTTTCGTCGTTTCTGTCAGGAACAAACGTGTCAATCCTAATTCTAGCCTCTTCAATTACTCTTTCGTCAGCTAACTTTTTATCTTCAGCAGCTTCCCAATCGTTAAGAGTAGCTCTTTCGTTTCTATTTGATATTAAACGATTTAGATTCTCTTCCATTTTAGAAGCTGTTGTTTTAGCTCCGGTTCCTCCAACCCATTCTTTATTTTCAGCATCCCAGTGCTTTTCAATGTACTCAACGTACTGTTGGTTCATTGCCTTTAGCTCGTCGTCTTGTAAACCTTCTGGTAAATTTTCAATACGAGAAGTAAAGTCCTTGTTTAAAGGCTCTTGGTTTTTAAGGATGCTGTTGTCTCGGAAGTCTTGCATTTCTTGTTGAAAACGCAACTCTGAAGAAACAAAATCTTGCACTTGTTCTGCGTACAACGAAGGAACAGTTTCTAGTACAGCATCTAAGTTTTCTTGTTTGCCGCTTTTAATTGCAGCTACAATTTTTGCTCTGTTGTTTCCAATCCACTCCGCAGACTCAAGTTTTTTTAAATCAAGTGCTTGGCGCGCTGCTTCAATTTTTCTGTTGGTGTACTCTGTGTTAACGTCAGAATCTTGTTGCAAACGAGTTTGTTGTGTTTTTAACGAGTTAACCATTCTGTCAAAATCTTGTTGACTAATAGGAGCTAACCCTCTTTGAGCGTAACTTTGGTTAATCCTGTCTCTTAAAGCATTAGTGTCTTGTAATTCGTTGTCTATACGTAAAAGAGCATCTACAGAGCGAGTCTGCTTGATGCCTTGTGCATTAGGTATCTGCGCTTGTAAATCATAAACTTGATTCAAGTAAAACATTTTTTCTTTCATTGTTGTAGCAGACTGTGCTTGAGCTTGTAGTTGATTTATTTGTCTAGTTAGAGCAGACACATCACCCTGTTGAGCAGCAGCATTAGCTTGACGCATAGTAGTCATGGACTCATCTAAACGCGCCATTTGTTCCCGCTCTCGTCTACGTTCAGCAATCTGTCCACCAAGATCAAACAAACCTTGCCCAAAAGAAGGCTGGGTTAAACCTTGAATAAGTCCTTGTCCAAATCTAGCCATTGTTTTTCTCCAGTTTAACCCATAGCCCCAGACAACAATCCTGTACCAGCCTGTCCAATCAAGTTAGCTTGACCAAGACCTGCACCCAACAGTGCTTCAAGACCTGTCATCTTAGCTTCACCAAACAAACCAGCGCCGTACAACTGACCACGCTGTTGCAAACCAGCAGCCGCCAGACCTTGCTGTAGCGCGTTCAACGCCTGTGCCTGCGGTATGTACGCCCCTGTCAAAGCACCAAGACCCATACGTTGCTGTGCTTCTTGTAGGCCCATACGACTTGTCATCAAACCTTCGCCTGTCTCTAGCGCCTGTAGTGCTGACAGTTGCTGTGCAGCTTCTAGAGCTTGTCGCTGAGTCGCAATGTTAGAACCTAACTGTCCGTAAGTAGCACCGATGTCAGCCGCTTGTAGTTGCTCTTGTTGCGCTTGAGTTATAGCCATAAGAGCCGCTTGATTTTGAGCTTCCTCTTGCGCTTTAGCCATTGCTAGTTGCTCTGGAGTACCTCCGTACATCGCTGTCTGTACACCACCACGACCTTGGGCAAACAGACGCTCTTCTAGTTCAAGCCGCTGTCTCTCTTCTTCACCAAGCTGTGTAGCCCTAATACGGTTGTACACATCTTGTTCTCTAGCACCCATAGGCATACCGACTTGACCCATGAACTGACCGCCAAGACCAAACGCCTGTTGTGCTGCTTGTTGTTGACCAGCGAGGCCAAAAGGTGTAGCGCCTAGACCAGCACGACCAGCAGCTAAAGCGTCTTGTGCAGACTGCCCAAGTACTTCGCTTCCGTACGGACCACTAGAAAAACGCTGTCCTGCTACGTTTAACAACTGATTAGCAACAGCACTTTCTTGACCGCCTAAACCTATGTCAACGTTGCCACTCTCGTCTACGTTAAGTCTACCGCCCATACCAGTAGTTACAGTAAACGGTCTAAAGGCAGACTGCGTAAGAGCAGCTTCAGCTATTGGATCAACAGCAGTGTAAGCCTGTTGTCCCACATCGCCTAACCTGTCGTAAGCGTTCTTAACCAACAATAATCCAGCGCCACCCATAGCTGCACGGCCTGCGTTATTAACGGCTTGAGTAGCGGCATTGGTTAATAAGCCAGTTCCAAAGTTTATAATAGGATCATACCAAGCCATTAGTAAGTACCTCTTTTTTTATTATAATTCATCATAGCGTTTTACCTATCAGTGCTAGTACATTCATTTCCTGTATGGACAGCGCGTAACCGTTGATGTCTGTTTCAAGACCAACGCTGATTACTGAGCCGTAGCCTGTTGTGTTAATAGAAGAACGGCTAATAATTGTACTTTCTTCAGAAAACTCTGCTACGTTGTACTCAGACTGTCCGTAGAATCCGGGTGTAGCACTGCTAGTTCTAAACGTGCTAGTGCTGGTTGCTGTTGAAAAGTCGTAAGACCACTTGAGAAAAATGTCTGCGTTGTTACCACCAATAATTGTTGGTCTAATTTTCTTCAGCATCTTAATACGCGACGGATCACCAAAGCTCAATCCGGGACTGTAGTAACGGAAACGATAGACACTACCGTTGTCAAAGTAGTTGTTGTACGTTCCTATACCCGCTGTTGTGCCTATGTATATGTCACCGTTTCTGTCCCTGTGGAAACATTTGAAGTCCACACTAGGCCATCGTGTTACCCTGTACGCACCGTTCTCCAGTGTGCCTCGTACATCAAAGCAGTACACAAGGTTAAGATCAGGAAAGCACAGAAGATAGAAGTAGTTTTCAGGACTGTACACTGTACTAACTGGCTCTGCTTTGCCCAGCGTGTTAGCAATCAGTTCCTGCTTGATGTTTCTGCTCAAGTCGGTAATAGGCAAAGACTTCTCTTGTATAGATCGCCCTAAACTCCTAAGACCTGTAGGTGAAAGAAACAACAAGTCTGTTCCTATGTTCTGTACACTCTTTCTGTCTACACAGCCAACACCCGGAATGGTGTCCTGTATAGCCATATTTGCTGGACTCTCTGCACCACCGTACACCAGCGTA